TTTCTCCTTTAGTCCGTCTCAAGAATCCACTTGAGATAATTAGGCTGTTTCGTAAACTCCTGTTAAAGTCCAATAATTAGCAGAATCTCCACCAAAATTAGAATCAGATAAAATTACTGATGAATTTGCGCCATAGTAAATTGTTGCTGTACTTGCGTTTTCATTTACAGAACCATAAGAATTATCAGATATGCCAGAAAAGCCTGCATTATTTATAAAATGTAATCCTTGATTACTAAAACCACCGCTTACTGCCGCCGCCGTAAAAGGCAAACCGCTAATTAAAAGAGAGCCTGTAGAACTTCCTTTAGAGCTAAACCTAAACTGCATTCGCACATAAACACTACGACCTACTTTTGTATACTGTCCTGTGTTTACAAGCATGGAAAGTCCGGTATTTCCTCCTCCAAAAGTAATTGCAGGAGTAAACGTCCCTTCTTCATAGTCATCTAGATGGTTCGCCGACGCTACCCCGCCTAGGTAGACACCGCCTGCCATGTAAAGGTCTCTCCAGCGATAGCTTGAACTTCCTAAATAATGCAGATTATCTTCGGGCGCACCGTTTTGGTCGGCAGGTAAAAGCAAAGCTCTACCATAGCCATCAGTTCCTACATGGATGCCGCCATCAACACTATTGACTAGATAAGGTCTGCTGGAATTAACACCAATACTACCGACGTTTGTAGCGCCTCTGTTAAACGATATAAATGTCCCGTCTGAAGCTGTGCGGTCTAATAATAAATTCGTATAGCCAGTAGCATCGTCAACATCAACAACTAAGCCATTACTGCCTGTTCCTGCGTCAATACAAACTTTACCAACATCAATTTGGCTAGTGGTACCAACCAGCAAGTTGCCGCTAGAGTCGATGCGCATGCGTTCTGTAACACTTGAACCAGTTTTAAATACAAGCTGTTCAGTTGCTTCGGTAATTAAAGAGTTAACACTATCTAAAACTATTGCACCTTTTCTAGTTCCTGCATTGTTAAAAAAGTCTAAATTAGCGCCGTTAGAGCCACCCTTAATTGTTAAATTAGTAAAGCCTGTAAAAGAACTTGGACTGCTAGTGCCGATACCTACATTACCAGAGCTATCAACAAGAATGCGAAAAGCAGAAGCATCATAATCATAAAAACCTAGATTACCGCTCGTATCAGAAGTGATAGCGTACTTGCGTCCGCTTGCTCCTGTATTATCAAGAAGAAACCTCGAGCTGGTTGAAGAGCTTAACTCAATATTTGCGCCATCCGTAGGAGTAAGAGAGGTTGTTCCTATTCCAAGACTTTCTAAACTCGCATCCCAGAACAACTTCGCAGTCGTGCCAGTGTCTTCGTAGAAGCTAATGTCGCCGTTAGCGGCTATGTTTATTCTATTTTTATCGCTTGTTTCAAATGTTTGAAATACTAAAGGATGACCGCCTCTTTGCCGTACATACGAAGCACCGTTATCTCTTTTAAAGTCAACATTATTTCCAGTAATGTCTGTTGTATAAGTAGTCCCAACTGTAACAGTCCCGTTTAAATCGCTTGTTCCATCAACAGTCAAACCATCAGCAGTCACTGTGCCGCCAAAAGAAGCGCCTGCATTAAACGTAGCCGCACCTGCCGCTGACATATCAAAGACGAGGGCGTCAATAGTGTTACCGCCATCGTTTCCTTGGATACGTAAGTCTTGGTCAGAAGTAGCACTTTTAATGTAATTTTCAGTGCCGTTATGAAAAATCTGTAAGTCATTTCCAACACCGAAACGCGCCATGTCAAGGTCACCAAAGTCAACGTTGCCAGAAGTAGTCATACCGTCTGTGGTGATAACACCCGTAACATCTATGCCTGTGGAGGTTGTGGCTAGTTTTTCTCCAGTATTATGATATAAATTTACAGCACCACCACTATTTGCAACAATCATATTGTTGCCGCTTGCATCTTCTAACTGAATATTTGTAGCTTGTACAAAAAGGTCGCCAGTTCCAGTTTCAGCAATGATACTGTTGCCACCTGAATGATGATAAATCTGCAAATCAGAGCCAGCACCGAAGATAGCTTTGTCGTTGTCGCCGAAAGTAATGTCATTACCATTGGTATCAAGATCACCACCTAGCTGTGGCGTAGTGTCTTCTACTACGTTCTGTAATGCAGAGTCAGCAGTAGTGCCTTGCGCGGCTGTAGCGTAATCAGAAGAGTCGAACGCCTTAACCTGTGCAAGGTTAGTAACCTCTGAGTCCATCAAGGCGCCAGCGGCTGTAACGTTAGCTGTATCTGTTACGTCTGCTGAGGCTTCGATACCGTCCAGTTTGCTGTGGTCAGCATCGGTAAATACATTGGAGTCCGTAGCGGCTTCTACTGCGGCTCTGATCTCAGCATCTGTTTGATCTGCTGTAGCACTAGCCTCAATGCCATCTAGCTTGCTGTGATCTGCGTCAGTGAAAACGTTAGAGTCTGTGGCTGATTCAACCAGTGTACGAATCTCTGAGGCTGTTTGATCAGCAGTAGCACCTGCTTCGATACCATCTAACTTAGCACCATCTGTAGCAACGTCACGGCCATCAATAGTTCCGTCTGTAGTTAGGTTGCCAGAAATAGTAGGAGTGGTAAGCGTCTTGTTAGTAAGTGTTTGTGTGCCTGTTAAGGTTGTAACAGTAGAGTCAATATCAAAGGTAACGGAATTACCTGAGCCAGACGTGTCAATACCAGTACCGCCTGTAAGTGTTAGCGCCTCAGAGTCTAAATCAATGCTTAACGCACCACCTGAGTCAGCTTGGAAATCTAGGTCTTGTGCAGTGACTTGTGAATCAACGTACGCTTTTACGGACTGCTGTGTGGGAACCAGAGTTGCACTATCAGACGCCATGTTGTCTTCATCGACAAAGGCAGTAACACCAATGGTTCCGTCAGAAATAGTTTCAAAGGTCAGGGTTCCGGTAAACGTAGGTCCTGCTGTGTCAGCTTTGGTTGCAATAGCTGTAGAGATTGCATCAAACTCGGTTTCAAATTCAGCGCCACGGATAATCTTTCCTGAGTCGCCTGTAGGTAACGAGTCTTTAGCTTCAAAGTCTGTTGTCTTAGAATAGTTCGACATTGGAAAGTCCTATTGCAGAGAAGAAAAAGGAGGTAGGAAAAGGGGCCATTGCTGACCCCCTAGTGGACTTACTCGTCGCAAACTGCGAGGATGAAGCCTGCTTCTGGACGGTATACTTCTACGCCGTACAGAGTGTCCGAAGTGAACAGTGTTGACAGGTATTCCTGCTTGTACTGTGTTTGTGACCGGACAGCCATTTGCTCTGCCATAACAAGAGCTTCAGCGTGGAAGAACAAGCAGCCACGAGTGTCAGCAGTAGAAGCACTGTTTTGACCTGATGCTTCCATTACTGGAGCGTTGCTTGAAACGTAGATGTCTACGCCGTAGAGGTTACCGATAAGGCCAGACTCTACACCACGTCCGCCAACGAAGTCAGAAGACACGTAACGCTCAATGCCCATCAAAGACTTACGTACTGCGGGTGGGACTACGAGACAACGACCTTCCATAGGTACATCAGCGTCGTCCATCAGCTTAATAGCTTCACGGAAACCAAGGTCAGTAAAGTTGTCACCTGAAGTTACAGTGTCAGCAGCATAAGCAGAAAGGCCAGTAGCGGCGTTAAAGTAGTAGCTGTTGCTGTTAACCCAGTTAGCACCAGTATTAGCTGGAGTTTGAGTACGAGTACCATCACCAAAGCCAGTAGCAGCATTGATAAGATCAGTGTCTACCTTAAGAGCAAGCTGGTAGCCAGCGTCTTCTGTGTAGAACTGACGGAGGCTGTTAAGCGCCTGTACTTCTACAATGTCTTCAATAAGACGTGAGTACTCGAAGTGACGATCAACAGTAACAGTCAACTCTGACTCAAGGTTTGCTTGGATTGTTACCGCAGTTGATTCCGCTTTAGCAGAAGCTGAACCACGAGTAGGCTTAGGGATGTGGATTACATCGCCCTTCTTGCCAGACATTTGGATGCGCTTGACAAGTGGAGCCATCTTGAGGTTCTTTTGGTATGCAGCAATGATCTCGTCACTCCAAATTTCTGGAATGAAAGTACCTGCTGCTGTTTTGTCTACCACAGCATTTGCTGTGAAGTAAGTTCCGGAAGTTTCGCCAGCCATGATTAATCTCCTTTAGATTATTTGACCCGACCCTCCGCGTATGCTGTCAATATTTCATTTGACAATGCTTGATAACGCTCAGGGTCTGTTTTCATTAGTTTAATAATGTCGGACCTGCGATATACTTTCTTACGTGAACCCTCTCCAGTGCCTCGTGCGTTACCTGTATTAGCTGCCTTAAGTGTCTGCTTACGTGCCTGTTTTTCAACTTGGGCAGTTTGCTGTGCAACTACTTTACGTTCTTTCCAGAGTGTAAATAGTTCATCAGCAGAGTCAGCGTCGTACTGTTGGTCAGCCGCTACAAACAACTGAGTCCTGATCTTAGATGCCTTGATCCATTCTGCAAACTTAGGATCACTAAGGATCGTCTGCATGTCTGGATGTTTAGCTTGAAGCGTTGCAAGTGACGACTGTTTTTTGTACTGCTCAGTGTACTGCTCTGCTTCTCTAATCTTAGGATGATTCTCAATAGCACGGTTGACGGCTGCTTGAGGATCTGTAAAATAGTCAATATCATCTTCAGGCTCAACGTGTTGCTGTTGAGGTGCTGCTGGTGTTTGAGTAGCAATGTAATCATCCACCACTTTACGAAGTTCACCCACCTCAGAAGACTGACGACCTAAAAGCTTTTCGGCTTCTTGGTGCATCTGTACAACTTCTTCTAAAGACTTACCTTGATATTTATTTGGTAAGTTTGATTCTTCGGGTTGAGGTTGCTCAACTGCTGGTTCTTGTTGAATCTCGTTAACTTCGTTTTGTTCGATTTGATCAGCGTTACCTTCTTCAGGGGCTTGATCTATAATCGTTGCTCTAGACATGATTAAACTCCGTGATCGTTATCATTATGGAGA